TCGTTAAAGACAGATCTTATAATGGACCTGAACTTTCTACATCTGCAAAATATGAAGCAGGTTCTGGTGAGAAGAAATTTGGAAAATCTTCACCAGCTGCATCAAACTGTTTCTTCAAAGGAGGCGTACCTAAAGATATTACAACACTAATCTCAAATCTAAAACCTATTGGAGCAGCAATTAAAACTGCAGGTTATGCTACAAGAGGATATGGTTCAGATGGAAATGGAGCATGTTATTCTAAAGACAAGAATGGCAATTGGGATGTGACAGTTAAATGGAAGGCTTACTTCGGGATTAAATAATGAAAACTCAATTACTATGTACATTTACTAAATATAAAATGCTCACACGAACAGTGGATAGAATTATACAGACCTATGATATTCTTTATAACAAGATATTTGTATTAAATGATGAAGGAAACAAATCTGAGTTAATGTGCACATACAACATAGACTCGTCAAAGGATGTAGAAATACTACCTGACACTATATCACTTCATCGAAAAAAACAAACAAACACCCTATACACAATTAACGCTTTGAATGAATGTATTAAAAATTCAAACAACGGAGTTCTAGACACAACATTCCAACTTAACTGGGACAATTACAGAAATTCCATATTGGTTACAAATGAAGATGGGATGAGAAGAATTGACACTTCTATAAAAGAAGTAGTTCACATAAAAATAAAAAGATAATTGTTAATAACTTTTTAAAAAAATGCTGATATAATTTCATTATATCGGAAAGTTTTGTTATATTTATATATAATTAAAAATTACTCAATAATAAAAGCACAATAACGAATGAAACAATTGACACTAGCGATAGTACTATTCTTCGCAGGCCAGACACTGATCTGGATACAAACCAACGGCCAGTTTCTTTGGAAATGGTTTGACAAAAATCCCTTACTTTTATCGATATCATTTGGAACAATAATTTCTTATATGTTCATACTTGCAACAAAGCATGTTGTAGGTCACTTTGATGGCCTGCTATGGCCAGGTAGATTTATAGGCTTTGGTACAGGTATGATATCATTTGTATTATTAACTTGGTTCTTTATGGGTGAGGGTATAACAACAAAGACTGCAATATCACTTGTGTTGGCAACAACATTAGTCTGCATACAAATACTATGGAAATAATTTCTCTATGTCAATTAAATTTATTATATTATAGAATATGGCAAAACAATTAGGATATGCATGTATTAACATGCACTTACGCAAACAAAATATATACACAGGTAGGTCAATGATACGTCGAACATTCGATGCAAAAGGCTTAGACTATGTATCTGAATTATGTATAGCAAATACCAAAGATCTTATTAAGATTATACAATGGAACGAAGACAATGGCATCAAGGTGTTTAGGATGTCAAGTGAAATATACCCTTGGATGTCTGAATATGAATTTGTAGATCTACCTGGCTACGAAGAATTATGCAAGCTACTTCGACAGGCCGGCGATCTTGCACAAGGTTATGGTCAACGATTATCATTCCATCCAGGACAATTTACAGTGCTAGCTTCACCAACGCAAAAAGTTGTAGATGGCGCTTGGAATGAATTAAACAAATCAGGCCAGATTATGGACCTTATGGGTTTGCCACGCACACGAATGGCAAAAATCAATATCCACGTTGGCGGCGCTTATGGAAACAAGGAAACTGCACTGGTTAGATTTTGCAATAACTTTGAAAAACTATCAGAATCTGCAAAGTCTAGACTTACAGTGGAAAACGATGACAAGGCAAGCATGTATTCTGTAGTAGATCTATACGAAGGTGTATACAATCGTGTAGGTATACCAATTGTGTTTGACTATCACCACCACCAATTTTGCACAGGTGGTCTCACGGAGGAACAAGCTTTGAAATTAGCAGCATCAACATGGAGTGATATAAAACCATGTACACATTATTCCGAATCACGTAGACGTGAGCAAGGCTTGATAGTAGAAAATTTTCTTAAAAATAGTAATATCACATTGAACAATATAGGTGAATTCCCTACTATGGAAAAGTTGTATACTGAATCTCAAAAAATAAAAGTACAAGCCCACTCAGATTTAATAGTAGATGAAATACAAGACTATGGCTTGGATATCGATGTAGTTGTCGAAGCAAAGCACAAGGAATTGGCAGTGCAAGGATATCTAAATAAATTTGAAAATAAACATGCAGAAGTTTTATAGATTAAAAAATTTTTGTTATATTAACTAAGTAATAACTAAAACAGGAGAAAATAATATGGCAGTATCAATTACAGAATTGCAAACTATTTTAGAAGACATCAAAACAGATGTTGAAAAATTCAACGGCGGTAACATGTCAGCTGGAACTAGAATTAGAAAAGCAATGCAGGAAGTAAAAGCTCAAGCACAAGAGTTAAGATTAAACGTGCAAACCATTAAGAATAGTAAATAATAATTAAAAGGAGAAAAAGATGGCAATAGATTTAGATGCAATCAGACGTAAGTTAAACAACTTACAATCACAAACTGGAAGACAGGATAACCTGTGGAAACCAGAACCAGGTAAGAATCAGATTAGAATCGTACCTTATCAATTCAACAAAGATAACCCGTTTATCGAAATGTACTTTCACTATGACTTAGGTAAAAAGAACTACCTATCACCAGTGACGTATGGAGAAGCAGATCCTGTAGAAGAATTTGCACAAAAGTTAAGAGCAACTGGAAAATCAGATGACTTTAACTTGGCTAAAAAACTAACACCTAAGATGAGAGTTTATGCTCCAGTATTAGTTAGAGGTAAAGAATCTGAAGGTGTTAAGCTTTGGGGATTCGGTAAACAAGTATATACTGAATTACTAGGATTTATTTCAGATCCAGATTATGGTGACATCACAGATGTTAAAGCTGGTAGAGATGTATCAGTAGAATTTACTCCAGCAGAAGGTGTAGGAAACTATCCTAAAACTACAATCAGAGTAAAGCCTAACCAAACAGCTGCAACAGATGATGCAAACATAGCAGATAAAGTTGTAAGTGGTCAGAAAGATATTTTTGAAATTTTCAAAAAGAATGAGTATGACACTTTAAAAGGTGTATTGGAAGAATGGTTGAATCCTGATGGAGAATCTGGAACAGCACCTGAACAAGCTGCAGTATCAACTGAATCAAAGACAGGTGTAAAATCAACAGCAAATATCGAATCTGCATTCGATGATTTATTTAATGAGTAAGAGGAAATAATATGGCAAAGGCAAAGAAAAACAAACGAGATGAATTAGCGTCAGTATTAGCTGACTCTCTGAACAAGCAGTTCAAAGGTATGAAAGTTGCATACTTCTTAGATGGAGCAGAAGAAACACCGACAGATCTGACAGAGTGGATAAGCACTGGTTCATCAATTCTTGACCTTGCTATTTCTAATAGGCCAAATGGTGGTTTACCTGTAGGTAGAATTACAGAAATTACTGGAATGGAAGCCTCCGGTAAATCACTATTAGCTGCTCACTTACTAGCAAACACTCAGAAAATGGGAGGTTTGGCTGTATACATAGATACTGAAAACGCTATGAACGAAGAGTTCTTAACAGCGATAGGTATGGATATGACTAAGATGTTGTATATACAACTTGAAACTGTAGAAGATATTTTTGAAGTAATTGAAAATATAATTCTAAAAGTTAAAGAAAGTGATAAAAACAGACTTGTGTCTATTGCAGTGGATTCTGTTGCGGCAGCAACCACTAAAGTAGAACAGGCTCAGGATTATGACAAAGAAGGTTGGGCAACATCAAAGGCCATAGTGCTATCAAAAGGTATGAGAAAAATTACTCAGCTTATTGGTAGAGAAAGAGTAGCACTGTTCTTTACAAATCAATTAAGACAGAAGTTAGGAGTTATGTTTGGAGACCCTTGGACAACAAGTGGTGGAAAAGCAATTCAATTCCACGCATCATGCAGATTGAGATTGAAGGCAGCAGGCCAAATTAAAGCAAAGATTGCAGGCAAGGAACAAACTATAGGTATTAAAACAAAATGTATCGTTGTAAAAAATAGAATGGGCCCACCATTACGTACAGCAGAATTCAACATCTTCTTCGAATCAGGAGTAGATGATACAGGATCTTGGCTGCAAGTAATGAAGGACTACAGTTTAGTTAAGCAAGGAGGATCTTGGTATACTTATAGTTGTGATGTCACAGGTGAAGACATTAAGTTTTTATCTAAAGATTTCGAATCTAAAATACTTTCGAACCCTGAAAGGAAAGAAAGTTTATACAAAAAGATTTGTGAAACAATGGTTATGTCATACAAAACTGATGATATTGGTATCGATGATATCGAAATCGGTGAAGATGATGTACCAATAGGTTAGTAATTTGAGAGAGTGTGGTGGAAAGGAAAAAGCAGGGATATATAAAATCCCCAAAGAAATTTATTTCTTGCGCTTCTCCACGGAATACACGACTCCACTAAAAAACTTAGATTTATTTAGGTTTTTTTAAGGAGGAACATTAAGGGGGAGGTAGCACCAAACTCCGAATTCAAAAGAGTACTGGATTCGTTTGATAGGCTTTTTTAAAGTTTTTAGCCAACCCAGTTGGTACTTGAAAAACTGTTGGTTCGAATCCAACCACTCTCACAAATTACTATTTATTAAATATATAAAAGAAAGGTTATGAAAAATAGCACAAAAACATTTTTAATTTTTGCATTAGTATTTTTTACTACAATGCTAATAGCAATATCAGTTAACGCTCAGATAATACCACAAACAGGTGATTCAATATATTACTCACCTAAGTATTGCGACACATCAGAATCAATAGAAGATGCATTAGATAGCTGGGCATTCAGTGGAAACATTCAAGACTGTTTCAATCCAAGCCAAGCAATGTTAGATGCATTATGGCCAGGAGTGATGATATTTGATTCATATGATTGTTGTTGCAAGGTAGCATCTACACCAGGACTACCTGGAGCATTTACTGGTTTTGAAGGAGGAGATTGCGAATCATATTTAGATGGGATAGGATTTGTTTCAATAGAAGAACACACTATCGTAGAATCTGGTTTGTATGTAGATATATTTGGCAGAAGCCATACTACAGTACCTGATGGTATATCAGTTAAAAATGGAATTAAGTATTATAAATTAAATTAGGAGAAAAAGTTATGGACATGTATTATTTAGCAAGAGTGAAAGTTGCAACAGACACAGGCAACAAAGTCACATGGAAAAAAGAAGCTTATTTAGTTTCAGCAGTATCAGTAACAGATGCAGAAGCAATTGTTAACAAAGATTTTGCAAACGACTCAGTAGAGTTTGAAGTTGTTGAAGTTAAAAAATCTGATGTAATAAAGGTGTTGTAATATACACCTTGTTCTGTGATAAAAGGCCACCTTCCCGTGGTACAGAATGTTAAGAGTTAAAAATCCTCACTACGATAAAGATTTATTTAACCAACCAAGAGCCTTTTTTTTATTTAACTACATGATATTTATATATGTAAAGCGTACTAAGTGGGCGTTTAACATTAAAATTATTTAAGGAGATTTAATTATGACAAAACATTTTTTAGGTGAGAGACTCTTCTCCACCGATTTACTTTTCAAAAATTTTTTCGATACAACCGTAGGATTTGGTTCAGTAATGGATTCAAAGCCAGATTATCCAGTCGATGTGTTCATTAACGATGAAACACTTTGCTTTGATATTGCATGCGTAGGTTTGGAAAAAGATGACGTTATGGTTAGCGTCGAAGGCAACACTTTAAAGGTTGCTTACAACAAACCAAATATAGAATCCAACCCATCATCTGAAGTAGCGCCAAACTATATCCACCGAGGTATAGCTAGACGTAGCTTTGACATGGGATGGAAAGTTAGTCCGGATTATAACTTACAGAATCTGGATGCACAAATGAAAAACGGTTTACTTCAAATATCAGTACCGAAATCTGATGAAGCAAAAGCCAAGTTTATAAAAATAAAATAAAAACCAGCCCACTTAGTACGTTTTTTATTTTTTTATGTCGGAAAAATTAGTTATATTAGATATATGAAACAAAGTTATATAGACATTCTCAAAAATCTCAATGAAGACAATTCAAAGAGTCAGACAACCAATGATAGAATTTTATTGATTGATGGATTAAACACATTTATTAGGGCCTTTGCCGTAAACCCTAGTACTAATGATAACGGCACACATATTGGAGGGATGACGGGTTTTTTGCAATCGATAGGTTATGCAATTAAAAACATCAAACCAACTCGAGTAATCATTTGCTTTGATGGCAAAGGTGGTTCTAATAAAAGGCGAAAACTCTTCCCTGAGTACAAAGCTAATAGAAAAGTTCGAAAGCGATTAACCCGTCTAAACTCATTCCACTCACAGGAAGATGAATCAATATCAATGTCACAACAAATATCAAGACTTGTGCAATATCTTGATGTACTACCTGTGACGGTTCTATCACCTCCCGATATTGAAGCAGATGATGCAATGGCATACATATCTCAACAGATATATCCTAAAAGTCAGTTTTATATTATGTCGACTGATAAGGATTTTCTACAACTAGTTGATGATAGAGTGACAGTATGGTCGCCAACAAAGAAAAAGTATTATTTTAAAGACACAGTGAAGGAAGACTTTGAAGTGCCAGCACATAACTTTCTATTATACAGAACCCTAACAGGCGACAACTCAGATAACATACCAGGTATAAAAGGTGTAGGTGTAAAGACTCTTGCAAAGCGACTACCTATATTATTTGAAGATAAAAAATTAACAACACAAGATATTTTAGATTTTACAAAAAATTCTGATGATACATCAAAGATTATAAAAACAATTTCACAAAGCGAAGATTTGATAGCTATGAATTATAAGCTTATGCAATTGGCAGATGTAGATATTGGCGGTGCTATAAAGTCAAAAATTATAGATATAGTAAAGCAACCAGTTAATAGATTGGTTAAGTTTCAATTTCAAAAAATGATGTTAGAAGACAAGCTAAATGCTGCAATCAGAAATCCTGATCTGTGGTTAAGAAATTGCTTTTTTCATTTAGATGTAATGGCAGCGAAAAGTTATGAGTGATAGATTAAGTGAATTTGGTTATACGTTTCAAATAAAAATAATTACGTGTCTTCTTAAGGACAAGAACTTCCTACAGCAAATTCAAGATATACTTGAGGTATCATATTTTGAAAACGAATCAAATCAATTTTTGGTTGGTGCAATACACGAATACTTTAGGAAATATAAATCCCAGCCAACAGCTGAGGTTATGAAGGTAAAGATATCTGAGATAACAGACGATGTATTGAAGACAAGCGTTGTGTCAAATATAAAAGATGCTTATCGACATATTGACTCAGAAGATTTAGAATTTGTAATGGAGCAGACTCTTGATTTTTGCAAAAACAAAGTATTGAAAAACGCAATTATGGATTCTGTTGAATTACTAAGTGCAGGTAAATACGATGCAATAAAAGCAAAGATAGATTCAGCTATGACAGCAGGTGCTGAAAGAAATGTCGGCCATGATTATGTTGCGTCTGTAGATGATAGATATAATCAAGCAACTAGACACATACTACCAACAGGTTGGGATGTTATAGATAATCTTATGGATGGTGGCTTAGGTAAAGGTGAGCTAGGTGTTGTTGTT